GCACAACGGTGTGCTCTGTCCTTTGCGTGCTGTGGCGATGGTGCCATGGCAGAAAGGATTCCAGGTGGTTCCTCGCTTCAGAGAAGAGACCCGGCAACGCGGCACATATATCGATGTGCGCTCCTACAACGGTGGTACGTTGACAGGCGCGACACTAGGTATACAAGCTGCGCACTGGGATCACTACGCCTATATGGGCGATGTGAATCATTCACAGGTCAGAGTTAAACCTGTGGATTCTCTTCGGATTGACGCCTCGTTTATGAGCGTCAATCATACCCAACATTTGGCGAGTAATACTAATCTCAGAGATGAAATCTCTGGGAATAGTGATTACTCGGCAATCATTGGGCTGGAATGGGCGAAGAACAATCTTCCTCCCTCACCCCCTTCTGGGGCAGCCATTGCCAACTTGACCGATGAGGCATTTAATGCCTTCCACGATCAAGTCCCACAAGAAGTTGATGTAACAAACTTCTTGTTGGATCTCCGCGAGATGGGGTCTCTCATCCCATCCTTAGCTGAGAACATGGCAAAGACTGTCAGTGGTGGATTTTTGGCTTACTCATTCGGGTGGAAACCCTTCTTGAGTGACCTTAAATCCTTGGGTGGCCTTGCCGCGAATGTCGCAGATCGTTTAGAGTATCTGCGAAATTCATACGGTAAGGTAACTCGGTTAGGTTACAAAGGGACTTGGGCCTATGAAGGTCCCGAGACCATTAGTTACCTACCTAACACCCGCTACACCTTCAAACTCCGGAAGTCTGAACGAGTATTTAGGGCAGGTTGTTACCTGTTCCATTTACTCGAACACCTTTCTGGGTTCGAAGGTCAGTTGAGGGCTTTCTCAAGTGCCCTCGGTCTGCTCAACCCTTCTGCAGTTGTATGGGAGAGAATACCATACAGCTTTGTTGCAGATTGGTTCTTGAGGACCGATGGCATTGTGAACTCGTTGAAGCTTCAGCCCTTTTCAGGGCTTTGGCAACTTCGAGACGTTTCTCATTCCTATACGCAAGTATTGGAATGGGATGTCTACCTCATCGATTCTGCTTACGTCGAATTATCGACCGAGCAGCTAGTTGGGGTAGTTCACGTGAGAAAGTATGGAAGATTTCCTGGTCTTCCTGTCACGGCGTCGATTCTCTCGACGCCGGGACTCACTACCGGTCAGCTGGCGCTCGCCGCTGCCCTAATCGGTGCAGCATCAAAGTAGATGCTGGAGTCAACTAGGGTCATACCTCCAATGACGTAGGTGTTACCCTGACGCGACATGAAGGGAGCTCACTGTGGCTTTCACTGACGATCTTGTTCTCGATGACGTATCGGGCGACGATGTCACCTATCGAATCACCGGAAGGGATTCCGGCGGTTCGAAACGGATCGACATCGCCACTACCCTGTCAGCACCCGCCTTTCTCTCTGTTCGACACAGTTCGACGGGGAAGGGCGCTGACACCGTTGACCGCCACTTGGTCCAGTTTACTCGGACCCTTGTGGATGCCAACGGGGTACCGCGGACTTTGACTGTGAACTTCACAGTTGCTGTTCCGCGAAGTGCGGTGATGACCAATACCGTGGTCGCCGATCAGATCATGAATCTGCTCGACCTCCTCGCTAGTGGCGGTCTTTCAACCCTGGCCTCTACGGCCAACATCGATGCACTTCTTCGAGGTGAGAGTTGATCTCATTCCAAGTCACTGAACGTGACCTCTGGTATGAGTTCTACTATCCCCTAGGAGAACTGTACACAACGGTGGACAATGAAGTCATTCCGTTGATCGTCGTGAGAATTCATGGTGGGCGCCTGGATGGGCTCCCACATGGACCCCACGAAAAGCCAGGCGGAATTCTACTTCCACCTTCACTACCAGCTGATCGCTAGCGATCCGCTCGGCACCACCTCACGCAAGAACTTGCAGAAGGACCTTGAAGTTTTCACTTCAAGATTCAACTGCGAAGGGCTCTCGTTCCTGACCAAGACTCTTCCTAAGCTTGGGAAGGCTCTTGATCTTGGACTTGCGAACCTGAGGTTCAAGTTGCCAAGAGAGTTTAAACACTCTCATGACAACCGAAGTGTCCCTGCATTTCTGCAAGGATACTTCAACCTCATTTTCGGTGAGGATGGGATGCTCCTGGAGGAAGCCCCTGTCGAAGCTGTTAAACATCTTCGTCAGGTTCTCTTCTTCGCGTACAAACTCGAGCTGCCGTACGACCGTACTACGGAGCGGGCAGTTATAACCCGCTTCAAGGAGGTCGATAGTGCCCTCGCGTTTGCAGATCTTGGAAGCGTCGAAGACATTCTTCGTATCGCATCCGAGATTACTGGCGATATCTTTCGGGACTTTGATCCGATGGATATCACTCCGCGACATGGTCCAGGGGCGGTGGCAACTGGGGAGAGATTGGAAGAAAAGTGGGAATTCTCCCGCCTCTATTCCAAAATCCACTCAGTTTACCCCTACTACCAATATTACATTGGTGGATGGGGTCGTGAACTGCTCGACCGAAGGAACTGGTACTTCTCCATGCAGCGCCTCGAAAGCGGCACTGCTAAAGTCGTACTTGTTCCCAAGGACTCACGTGGACCGCGACTCATCTCTGCTGAACCATTGGAATACCAATGGATCCAACAGGGTTTGGGTCGGGCGTTGTCACGTCACCTCGAATACGTTAACACGTATACGAAGTTTCGTGTCAATTTCACGAGTCAAGAGATCAATCGTCGTCTTGCTCTTACTAGTTCGACTAGCAAGAGTTTTGCGACCATTGATCTCAAAGACGCGTCGGACCGAGTCTCTCTCGGATTGGTTCGAAGAGTTTTTAATAACTCTCCGCGCCTTCTCCGATGTTTAGAGGCTACACGTTCTGAGGCTACCAGACTCCCCGATGGGGAGGTAGTGTCCTTGAACAAGTTCGCCCCTATGGGAAGTGCCTTGTGCTTTCCCGTGGAGGCCTTCGTGTTCTGGGTTCTCTGTGTAGCAGCGTGCGTTCACGAGGCAAGAATGCCACTCAAACGCGCGGCAAGGTCCATCTATGTTTATGGGGACGATATAATCGTCCCTACGACACAGGTGGAACGTTGCATGCGTGTCTTGGAATCTGCTGGCTTAGTAGTCAACAGAGACAAGACATGCATTGCTGGTCCTTTTAGGGAAAGCTGTGGCATGGATGCCTTCAAAGGTGCCCCTGTTACACCCTTCCGGCTAAAGGCCCAGTATAGCGATCGGTCTCAGGACGGTTCGGTGCTGTCTTCCTATTGCTCTCTGGCTAATCACCTTGAGAGCAGTGGTTACAAGGAAGCAGCTGACCTGATTTGGGCCCGCCTGGAGAGGACCTATGGGAAGATCCCCTATGGTACGATCCACTCTGGGTACCCTTGTCGGGTCGTCTCTAGTCCGATACAAGCGGAGATTAGAAATCGCCGTTTGTTCAAATCTAGATGGAACCGACGCTACCACCGTCAAGAGTTCTTTGTCGCCTCGGTCCTCCCGGTCCGTAGGCGGTCTAAACTTGACGGTTGGGCTCGATTGTTGCGAGACTTTGTTCTCCCACCAATCGATGACCCGTCCGACGTTGTTCTTCCTCGTTCAACGATAATTAAACGAGGATGGAGGGCAGTGGCTTAGGCCACTCGCCTTGGGGGTTGTGTATGTTTATTACAATAAACATACACATAGTGGTGGAG